CGGATTTGCGCCTCCAATCATTGGAAGAACATCGCCGGTATAATCTTTTTTTAATATTTCAACTTTTTTTCCATATCCTAAAACATCGGAAAATTCTAATCTGTATTTTACGCCGTATGCCATTGTTTTATTTTAGTAAACTCTTCCCGCAGTTTCGTTTGCTCTTTCTATTGCAATCAATAAATCTTGTCCATCAACTCTAACCTCTCCCGTTACGTTTATATTTCCGCCATTACTAGATTTACCAATAATAGATTGTAATTTATTTAGTGGCGCTATAACTTCAGGATTTTGTCTTGCACCTGGATATTCGCCAACTAATCCCATTGTCGGGCCGCTTATAATTCCACCATTTGCAAAGGCAGTAAATCCACCTCCTGAATTACCTCCGGTATAACCACCGACAGACGATCCCATTGCTCTACGACCTCCGCCACCGCCTCCGCCTTGAACTATTCCGGCAGTATTTCTTATCATAGTACCAACCGCAACCAAAGCAATACCCGCTGCGATTGCCGTAAAAGGATTTTTAAAAGATAATTTTATAGCTTTCATTGCAATACCTATCTGTATTGCGGCTTTTCCTAACTGTATGGCGATGCTCCCAATAGTTCCAAGTAATAAACCACCTAAAGCATTAACTAAATTACCGCCGGTTGAAATAGCATTTCCTAATGCCGATCCAATACCTTGCGCTAAATTATTTAATCCTCCGGTCATAATTTGACCAATTCTTTGATTAAATGCTTCCGCTTTTTGTAAAGCATCCAATTTTCCTTGTGCAAAAACGGCTTGTTGCTCTGCAAATGCTTTTGGCATCCTTTCAGTATCAGCCTCAATCATATTGCTAATTGGTGTCTGTATTCCCGCACCGTTAATTCCTTCCATTGCAGAGGTTGCCATTGGTCTTGTTGCAATACCACCTCCACCTCCAACATCTGTTGCGGTATCAGTTCCGCCACCACTAACCGCCATTTCAACTGGAACAACAATTTTTGCGATTGTTTTTTGTTGTAGCGCTTCATTAAAATTATCTACGACAGAACTACCTAAAATTGATGCGTCTGTTTTAATTGCATCAAATGCAGCGGTAACATTATTTTTTAATCCATTTGCTAAATCTATAAACCCTTGAACAATTTTATCTTTGTCAAAGGTAAAAACGCCCATAATAATATCGCCAATTCCCTTGAATAGTGTTATAAAATTATTTGCAAATGTTTTTATTATTGTTGAAAAAGTAGAAAAGACAAACTTTCCAACGGCTAACATATTTTTAAAATTAGCTATTAATGAATTTACCGCTAATTGAATAGGCAATGAATTGTTGTATAAGTCAATAAAATAGTTTCCTATTTTTACTAAAGCGGATTTTATACCCGCCCAATTTTTATAAATGACAACTGAAATCGCAGTTAATCCGGCGATAATTAAACCAATCGGGCCCATCATAACTGTTAAAGCAGTTCCGATAGCCGGTGCCAAAGTAACTAATGTTCCTAAAATATAAAGTACTGGGCCTAAAGCCGCAGCAATACCCGCAAATACTACTATTAGTTTTTTTGTTGTTGGACTTAATTCTGAAAATTTTTGCAGTAAGCCGTTTGCAAATGATACTAATTTAGTAAATACCGGCAATATAACTTGACCAAACTTCGCAGATAATTCTTTTAAAGACTCTTGAAATATTCTCATTTGGTTTGCAGCACCTCCGCTTGTTTTACTAAAATCGCCCTGAGCATTTGAGGTTGATTCCATTATAAACTTATAACGTAACGCAACTTTTTGCGCTTGTGTCATTGTTTTTATATTGGCGTTCATACCCCTTTCCATTGCAAAACTCTCTAAATTTGTCTGAGTCATAACAATACCTAACCTTTTTAAAGATTCGGTTTCTCCGGTAAAAACTCCCGCCAATGCAGTTGTCGCTTGGTCAATTCCTATATTTTTGAATGATGCTAAGTCTCCGGCTAAACCAACCAAAGACGTACTCATATCAGATGCAGCACTTTGATTTAAACCCATTGAAGTTGCCATATCGCCAAACAAGGCGGCCATATCTAAAGCGCTACCCTCCGCAATACCAAATTGTTTTAAAGTAGTTTTTGCAAAGTCTTTAACCTCTTTTTTAGATTTACCAAAGGCAACATCTACTTTGTTCATTGATTCCTGAAAATCACTTGCAAACTTAACTGCTGCGCCACCGGCAACTGCTAAAGGTAATGTAAGTCTAGTTGTTAAAGACTTTCCAACACCTTGCATCTTTGATCCAAAACTTGATAATTTAGAACTCGCAGAACTTAGCGCATTTTTTAACTTGGAAGAATCTCCGGTAATATTTATTTTTAAATTCTGTTCGGCCATAGTATTAAATAAGTTGAAACAAAAATACAAAAAAAAAGACGCTTTTATTTTAACGTCTTTTTATTAGTCATTGATTGATATTTTACCATAAAAGCATCCATTTGCTCTTTTGTAGATTTAGGCTCTGCCCTTTTCTTTTTTCTTGCAATATCGCTTGGTAATTGAAATAAATCTTCAGGCTTTAACATCTGTGATTTTTTCTCACATTGCACGTTGTGAATCATTACGGCAATGTAACGAGTTTGCTCCCAATTTAAATTGATATTGTTATGATAGTGTTGGGCGATTAAAGCATTTTCCCTCCAAGTTTGCCGCCAAAAATCGTCAGGCTTAATTCCAACTAATCCAATATAATGGTCAGTTAGGCTTTCAAAATTTACTTCTTCTTTGACGGCTGACGCTTTCCCTTAGTTTCAGTTTCGCCATTTAAACTATTACCTAAAATTTTAGATTGTAGCATTACCTCAACAATCTCATTTATTTTTTCAGCGTCTAATTCATCCAACCAAGCGCCAACAGTAAATAAATTATAATCTATTTCGTTTCCGTTTTCTTGGTCGTTNGCTAAGATTGCAGAATAAACTAAGGCTCTTAATCCTTTTATTGATATTCCGTCTTGAAATGCTCCGCCAATATCGGCTAAACTNATTCCTAATTGCTCGGTAAATTCCGACCAAAAATTCATTGAAAAATGTAGAGTTCTGTTTTTGTTACCAACTTTGATGTCAATGTAACCTCTTTTTTTGTTTGTCATTTTTTAAGGTTTAAAATTAATGTAAAAAAGCCGTCGCCAAATATTGACGGCGGCCTATATAATAAAAACTAATTATTATTAGTTAGTTGATTTTGTGATTGCTCCGGTGATAGTTAAAGACCCGCTATAAGTTACGGCAGCTTCCATTTCAGCAGACATTTCAACACTTGATAAAAATGCTTCAGCAGTATAGACTGCATCTCCAGTTTCAGCAGTTCCAAATACGCAAGTTAATTGAGTTCTAGCTAAAAGAAAATCAGCCATCTCAATAGCATTTGACGCATCGTCATATACTACTAACCCCTCGAAAGAAATCTCTCCTCCTTTTACGCCTCCGATATACTCAGAAAATCCGTTTGAATCTTTAGTTGTAGCTTCCGGTGTGTCCATTGATAAAGACATTGAACAACTTGTAGTATGTCCAACTGTGGCACCTTCCACTGTTAAAATTAAGTTAGTTCCGTTAAATACTCCGGTTGTAGCCATTTATGTAATTTTTAATATTATTAATTTTGTGTAAATATACGAAAATATTTATTTATAAAATTCAGTTATCTAATAAGTGATATAATCCAAGCGAAAAAACTAAATAATGCTGCTGAAACCCCTACAATTATTTTTTTATGAGTTTCTAAAGTTTCAACTCTACTATTTAATTCTTGTTGCTTTTGTACAACGCCAACTTGATTTGTTTTGTCATTGTTCTCTAAATATCCTAAAAGTTTTTCATTTATACCTTCTTGTTTATTTATAAAACTAGATAGTTGCGCAGCAGTTTGCAGTTGTTTTTTAGCGATAGCGTTTAAAAGTTCTTTATTTGTTAAATCAGGCATATTAAATAAAATAAGTCATTAAAGGAAACAATATAGGAAACGCACTATAAAGAAAGTCAGCCAATTCAGGATTGCCTTTGTTTTGGTACCAATCGTGTATTAGCTCTTTTAAACCTACTAGGATAATTGCAATAACGCCTCCAAACACTAGCGCAAAATCTACGCTAAATATTTGGTCAATTATAAACCCTAAAGATATTAAAGGGTAACCTATAAACATACCTAAAAGAACGTGATCTTTTTTATCTTGTGCAATGTTATTTATTATTTCTTTTAACATATCAGGGTATATTTATAGTAAATTTACTTTATTAAAATTTATGCGAATTGTAGTTTAAACCATAGAAAGAATGTTTACCTTCCCCTTCAATATTTACTGCATAGGTTTTCCAACCATAAGGATGGTCGATTTCTCCATCTTCATCTGTAATATCTGAATCATCCCAACAAACATCAATATGCCAACCTTGTGATAATACTGGAGCAGTTATTTCTTCTCCTTCTTCGTCATATTCCCCTTGTTCAAGAACAATATTTCCTAGTTGTACAATAGTACTTTTGTGAGTTGGATATTCGTTTCCATCTTCATCAGTTGCAGTTCCTAAAGCATCAATCTTTGTTTGTGCTTGTTCTCTTGAATCAAATTCGTATTTTGCTATTCTCATTACTTTTTTATTTTATTATTTACTCTTGTTGTTATTATAGGTGTATTTGTTACTCTTATAGTTATAACTATTGGTTATTTATTGTGTTAATGATTTTAATTCTTGGTCTGTTAATGCTGTGTTGTAGAGTCTTACGTCTTTTACGTTTCCGTAGAAAGGATTGCTATCACTACCCATACTAAATTTAAGTTCATTTAAATTTGCGTGAGCTCCAGATGTAGAAGAAGATGTTTCTGCCTCAAAGCCATTTACCCAAAAAGAATAATCTCCACTTTTATATTTTAACGCTACCTTATTAAAATCTAATATATTAACATTACTATTAAATTCAGATATTCCTTGTATAAAACCCACTAATGTGTTATCGTTTTTAAAAGAAATAGTAACTCGATTGCTATTAGTTCCATCAGATATTGCAATAAATCTATAATTGTTACTATTTGCCAAAGCACTTATCTCCGCATACAAAACACCTTCTGTTGAATTTATTACTTGCTCATTACCAGCGCCATTACAAACATCAGCTAACCTCGTTACTGCACTTCCAGATGTAGGAATATACGATGTAGCGTAACTGCCGTCTTCTAATTGTGCGTATTGCATATAGATGTTTCCAGCGGTTGTACCAGTAATTGAATCTGGGTATATTCTGACTGCAGTATTGACTGTTGCTTCAAAAGTTAAAGAACATCTCCACCAATCATTACCTACTAATTCAGTTTTAACAGATGTAGTGTTTAATTTTCCACTTGTTGTTCCATCAATTAAATTAATTTCAACCCTTGCATCTAAACCTCCAGTTGAACGTAGTGCTACACTTGTTAATGTGCCTTTCTTTAAATAAACACTAAACGTATGAGTACCACTAAAGGTTATGTTTTGTCTTATGTTAGCATTAGAACTTGCAGTTTTAGTTAATAACCAAGCACTATTAGTGCCATCTAAACCTAAATATCCACTTGTCCCAGTTGTATTAGAATTTATCCAAGTTGTATCAAATTGATTAGATTGAACTAAACTATTTGTCCTACTCGGTTCAAGTAACAAAGCACCTTTACTATCATCCTTATAATCTATTCTTGGTATATTATTACCTACTTCTTCAATTAAACCATCTTTATTTATTGTAGTAGCTTTACTTCCAGTTGGAGTACTTCCTCTACTAAAATCAAATGGTAAAGGTTTGTAATTACTATTTTCATCATTATAGGCAAGGATAGTATCTTTCTTTCCATACCATTCTCCATTACCAAATTTTAATGTATTCGCCATATTATAATTCGTTTAAGTTTAATTCTGTTACTAATTCGTTTAATGTACGGTAGCTTGTAAGGTATTCTAATTCTTCGTCTGTTAGTACTGTATCGTAGTATGCAATTTCTTTTGTCTTGCCGTAGAAAAACGCATTGCCATCCGCTCTATCAAAATCAATTTGATTTAAGCCAGACGGTATTCCGTTTACATCTTCACTTCCA